GCGGTGAGAAGACATAGCGCCGTGGAAAGCGCGCCCAAGACTTCGTTAGGGGTGATCAACTTGAACATGTCGTTCTCGTTGTTAAGAGTCCGGCCTACCCCGTTGGTCATGGTCGCGGCTCGATAGCCTTCCGCCTTGTTGAAGAAAACCATTCCGCGCACCGAATACATCGGTCGCAGGAAGTGACGGATGCCGGCCTTGGCGTTGCGAGTACCGTCAGCCGGGAGGCCGAAGCCGTCGAAGCGCCAAGGAGCAAGCGCGTCCCCGGAAGGAATGAAGATCGGCTTGTTGATGTTGCTTGACGGAGCCGAAGGCGGGCCAGCAAGGATCTGCGTCGCCGAACCTTCACCAATGGTTTCGTCCGTTACGATAGTGAAGTTCGGGTGCGTCTCGATGGGTTGCGCCGTAGTGTTAGACACCCCGGAGATCTGCGCGTCGGTGTATCCAACTCCGCGGGCCACTCCCATGTAGTCGATGGTGATCGTGGCTACTCCGCCCGTCTGGAGGGCGATAGCGTACTTGTGAGACTTCATCTCGAAGCCCACGTCGTAGGGATAGGTCACGCCCATCGAAACCATGTCGATCGTGTCCGTCAGGTTTCCGTTGGCGGAGTCAATCGTGTAGGTCAGCTGGGCTTGCGCCAGACCGAACGCATCGATTGCGATAGATCCCGACGGCGTAAGCTCGCCCGGGGCGATTAGCTCATTGCCGTGATCGTGACGAGTGATTGAAGGTTCGGGCATGTTATTTCGCTACGTTTACGGGTTTGGTTTGAGCTGGCTTGGATGAGTCCTGAACGAGCTTGGCGGTATTGTCGGCAGTCTTCGTCGCGGCGTCAAGCATGGACGTCTGGTAAGTGCCGGAGAGTACAGAGCTGACATCTCCGCCACCGATCTCCTGAAGCGAAGAAACCGCCATCACCCGGGCGGCTTGGAGGAGGGGCGGACCTTGGGGTTGTTCCTTGGGCTTTTCCTTCTCGCGATCCTGAAGCATCTTGATGGTCTTGATGGCTTCTGCCGCCGCGGTCGCTTGCTCCGTGCTGGTGAACCAATCGTCAAATTCGTAGTCAGCCAATTGCTTGATTGCTTCAGCGATAGCGTCTTCATCGCCTTTCAGTTCGCTGTAGATTTGGCCTCCGATAGATCTCCCCTCCTGCTCCGAAGTGCCTCCAGTTTCCCCTACGACATCCATCGCTTCAATAGCGACCCCGGCACCAAGGACGGACGAGCTTTCTCGGCCGATTTCACTAACAATCCCACCAAACACATCCGCCATAGTCCGCTTGAAGCGTTCGATCCGGCGCTCGGTCTTGGCGAGGTTCTCGACCGTCTGGTCGCCCATGACCTTGACCGACTTGGTGAACTCGTCGATGTTGATCTTGCCATTCTTGTAGATGGCGGCGAGCTGTTCTCCCTGAAGGCCGAATAGCTGGACGGCGCGCTGGGCTGAAAGTGCCTCGTTCCCGGTTCGGTCGTACTCGTCTGCGAGTCGGCGTAGGACTTCGATTGCGGAAACCTTGCCCTTGGTCACTTCTTCCTCGGTGAACTTTAAAGCCCGGAGAACGGATCTATGGGACTCGCTTCCCTTTGCCGCGGCGTCATTGACTTTTGCGAAGTAGTTCATCGTCCGGCCTACGGCCTCCATAGACACTCCGACCTCGGCTCCGTAGCGCGCAATCAGCTGAAACTCTTGGGAGCTTTTACCAGTACCGAAACGCTTGAAGGCCTCGTCAATCCCTTTCGCAGTCTTGAGGGTGTTCGACATGCTTTCGGCGAACTTTCCAAAGACCGCAGACAGGGCGAGGGCGGAGGTGATGCTTGCGACCGTGGACTTATTGAAGTCGTTGAACCAAGAGGACAGCGCGCCTCCGGCCTTGTTTACGGCCTCGGAAGCTCCCTTGGAAACGTCCGTGAAGTCTCCTCCGAACTTTACTTTTACGTCGTCAGCCATGTATTAATTTCGGTTGGTTTGGTTTGCTTGCTCTTTCTTGTACTTCTGGATCGCCTCGTATTCAACATCAGACATGACGGAAACCTCGGCGCCAAGCGCGGTGCTGTGTGCGATGTGCATCCAGATGGCCTCGGCCTCCGGCATAGTCCAAGCTTCCTCCAAGGTGCAACCGTTCCGGGTGAGGGAAGCGATGACTGCGAGTTGCCAAGGGATCCCGTTCTTGTTGGTTTCTCCGGCGGCGCTGTCCTTCTCCCAGAAACGAGGCCAGAAGGCCTGTTGGTTCAGGTAGGCGATTAGCTTCGCCACCTCTGCGACGAGGATCTTCTCGGAGAATTGCATCCGACTGACCCAGAACATTTCGCGCAGGGTCGCCGGGGTTGCCATATCGGCTAGGTTGAAAGACGACAGGATCTTCGTCGCGGCGACAAGGTGAGCCGGGGTGACAGGCTTCGCCGGGTTCATAACCGGGCTGTCAATAGCTTCCAGCGCGACCCTATGCCTCAAGCAGAACGGTAAAAGACGAACCCCGCAAACCTCGATTGAGGGCTGAAGGATTGTCGCCGCCTTGATCCACCGCTTTTCCATTGGTGGGTAAGCCCGGGTTGGGCTTAAGCGATTTGACTGTACTTGCGGGCGTTTACACCGACGCGACGGAAGGACTCGTTGGTGCCGTCGTTCGTAATGTCGTCGATGATGTAGGTCATGTCGCCGTAAGTGATCGTGTTGCCCGGGACAGGAATGCTGGCGCCGATCTTGAGGACGCCGACGAAATTGACGCCGAACTGAAGGTCGTCCTTACGAACGGTGATGATCCGGCCTTGCGCGTCCTTGACCTCGACGTGAAGGTTGCAATTCTCCTTCAGGTTGTCCGACTGGATCGTGATGAAGGACTGGGTCACATCGACCGGGCCGTATTCGTGATCGACGCCGTAGGTATTAGGGAGAGCCATGAGGGAGGGTCAGGTTTGAGTCTACGCGGGAGTCAAGCCGGAGGGTAGACCGCCGCCATAGCGTAAGTGAGGACGTTTCCGTAGCGTCTGTCGGCGACCCCTTCCTCGTCGGAACGCAACCAAGCGTGGTAGAGCTTCCCTTGAGTCCAAGCGGCCTTGAGTCCGGGGAGATCTTGCATGATGGCCTGAACGCTCTCCACCCGGGCGCGGTGAAGGTTCAGGGCTTCCTCCTCCGTGGGCGCGTCGTCCGCGGACGAATAGACATAGACTTTGAACATCAGCTCAAAGTTGCCAAGTGGGAGAGCGCCGAAGTTGGGGTGGGCGTCAGCGCCCTCGGCGTACAGGATCACGATTGGCAATGACCGGATCTCCCCGGTCTGGCCGATGTTGACTTGGACGTCAGGGAGCATGGTGGCGTTGGTGGTGAACCAAGCCTTAACAGACTGCTCTGCGATGGTTCGGATGCCGTAGGTGGTCATGTTAGAAGTTGCTTTGAGTGTTGGTGGTGAGGCCTTGCGCGGTAGCGAGCCAGAGTGGGATCTTCTTCTTGTTAAGCTCTGCCGCCATCTTCACGCGCATGGCATACATACGGTAATTGATGGCGGAACGCAACAGGCCTCTGGGCATGGCCCGGAAACCTACGAGGTTGCCTACGAGCGCCTCGGGCTTCATAGGCGTGTTGATTAGATCCTGACCAATGGCGTAGGATTGCCCGGTCGTATGCTTGATCCAAGCAGGGGCTTTGATTTCCTTGGCCCGGATCTTCTGGGCGGCGTACCAGTACCCAGCCTTCAGTGAACCGACGTCCTTCCACTTCTGCTTGGCGTACTTCTCCAAGTCCTTCTCCCGGCGCGCCAGAGCGAAAGGGTTCTTGGCTTGCTTGGCGTAGTCCATCAGTCCGCCCTTGCCGGAGAACTTTCGGAGCTTGGTGTGGATCTTGGACATAGCGGACAGGTCAGACCCGACATAGGTCATGCTCCTCCCGGCAGGGTTGCGCGCTTGGAACATCTCCCATTGCTTCTGGCTGGAGAGCGAGGACTTACCCTGACCCCTCTCCTTGTTCCACATCTTAAAAACCTCGAAGCTCTTGGTGTCGGCGATCTGCTGTTTGGTCGCAAGGGATAGAGGCCGGAATACGGTGAACACAGCCGCCCGGACATTCTCCTCACCCTTCTTCTTTGACCCGCTATCGAGGCCTTTCCCGGGACTGGTAAACGGGCGCGTGTATTTGACCAGATCCATGCAGAAGTGTCCGGCCTGTTCGCGGACGACCTCGCCTAGATCTTTGCCTAACACCTTGGCGAAGTCATGGAGATGCCCGACCAAATTAGAAGGATCGAGCTGAACGTGCTTGGAGACGGTGACGGGCATCAGCCAGCTGGGCCGACCTTCGTCTGAACCCGGGCGATGACCCAAGCGGACGGAGGACGGTCGTTGATAGCTACGATGCGGTACTGCTTTCCGTTGAAGGTGACCAGATTGCCGTAAACGACTACCCCGGGACGGTCGTCGCAGTCCGCCTTCAGAAACTTGACATCGAAAGCGGCGGAGTCGAGGAAGCCACCCGTTTCGAGATCCTGCTGAACCATCGGTTCGCCCATCAGGACATTGAAGGCGACGGGCGCGCCGTTCCCCTTCTGGACAGTCACCGCCTTGGGGATCTCGTTGAGGATCTCCCCGGCGTCAGAAGCCCATTCGTCTTGGATGATGCCCATGACCCTACGCGGGAGTCAAAGAGGGGTAGGCCTACCCCGGGAGAGTCAAACGGCCTCTACGGGCCAGCCAGAGGGGTCAAACGGGGCGCGCAAACAAAAGACCCCGGTTGCCCGGGGTCTTGTAAAGGATGACTCCCGCTTGTCTTTCGACAGAGGCGGAAGCCGTTATGGTTAGAGGTCGGTGATGACGACGCGGAGGGCGGCGTCAGGGTTACCGACGGACTGGCCGATGATCCACGACGCGCTGATGTTCGACAGACCCTTGGTCCAATCGTACCAGCTACGGAGGGAGAAGGCGAAACCGCTGTCAGGATCCTGAACGGTGATCTGTTCGCCACCGCCCGTGGTCGGAGCGGCCGGGACGCGCGTCACGATGACGTGACCTTCGCGGCAGGAGGCAATGCCAGCGAGATCTTCGCCAGCCGGGGCGGCGTCGAAACCGTTGTACTCGTAGATGTCGATGCCGTGGAGGCGACCGACCTTACCGTCGCGGATCACCGAGGTGTCGCCGATGGAGAGGTACTGGGCGACGGAGGCATCCTGAAGGAGCTGGCCGAAGGCATCCGGGGAGAGCAGGAGCGAGCGGTCGTTGATGGGGAGGTTAGCCTTGGTCATCTTCGTGGCGGCGCCAGCGATGGCGACACGGTTGAAGTTGGCCTTGGTGCCGGTGTAGGCGATGCCAGCGTAGTTAGCGGCGGTCGTTTCAGCGAGGACGCCGTCGAACAGGGACTTCACGGTGGCGTTAGCCATCGGAGCGATGAAGACGCGACGGAGCATGTCGAGCGAGATCGTGGCGACTTCGGTGTCGTCGAAAGCGGTCGCGACGTACTTATGGTCGGCGAGCGTGATGGCGACATCGGTGGCGTCAGCGTCAGCCGGGACGAAGCCGTTGGCGCGCACGTAGGTGCTGGCCGTGAACTTGTTGGCGAAGCGGGTGTGGACGACCTGACCCTTTTCAGCGACATAGGCGCTGAAGTCGGTGGTCACGATCTTGTTGAGCGGAGCCAGCACCGGGACGAGGGTGCGGAGGGTTTCCGCGGCGACGAACTGGGGCGCGAGGCCTTGGTTGAGGACGTTATTCGACATAGTTATTTAGTGAGTGAGGGGTGGGGGAAATTACTTGATGCCCAGATGGGCGACGATGGAGGCGCGGTTCTTGTTGTAGAACGCCACCTTTTCAGCCGGGTTGCTGATAGCGAGGTATTCGCCCCAGACTTCTTCCGGGGTCTTGCTGGAGACGGCGTCAGACGCGGAGATCTCGACCGGGACTACGCCGACGGAAGCGGCGATGGAGGCCGACTTCTTGCCGACCGACTCGATCTGGGAGACGGCTTGCTTCTTGAGATCCTCGACCGTAGCCAAGGCCTTGGTGAGCTCCTCGATCTTCTCGACAGCGGAGTCACGCTCGGCGCGCGCGGAGGCCAGCGCCTTGACCTCGGAGGAGGCGGAGGCCTTCTCGGAGATCAGGGTGGCGTTCTGCGCCTTGAGTTCGGAGATCTCCTTTGCCATAGCTTCCGCTTCGCCGGACTTGGAGGTGAAGGCCGACTTCAAGGCCTTCAGCGATTCTTCGAGGGTCAGCATGTCTGTGAGTTGATGCTACGCGGGAGTCAAGCGACACCCTTCGCGCGGTTGCGCTTGGAGCCGGACTTGTTGTGCTTGGAGTCCGTCTCGACGGCCTTCTCCCCGGAGTCGTCCTCGTCTTCGGCGCTCTCCTTGTCCTTGTCAGGATCTTCCTCCTCGGAGGGCTGGGGTTCGACGCCGTCGTCGTCTCCTTCGGACTTCTTTTCTTCGTCCTCATCTTCTTCGCCTTCAGACTTGGGTTCGTCCTCGTCGCCTTCGGATTTCTTGTCGTCTTCCTCATCCTCGGCTTCCGGCTTGTCGTCTTCCTCGGACTTCGACTCGGGCTTCTCGTCCTCGTCTTCGTCCTCCGACTTCTTTTCTTCGCCTTCGTCCTCGGACTTTTCTTCTTCCTCGTCTTCTTCTTCCTCGTCCTCGTTAGCCTTGGACATCTTGATCTTGAGGCCGGAGAGCGCGCGGTCAGCGGCAGACATGGCTTTCTCGAACATGGAAGGGGCGGAGGCCTCGGCCTGACGCTTGTCGTTCTCCTCGTCGGACTCGACTTGGACGAATACTTCCGGGTTGATGCTCTGGATCATCTCGTCGAAGCCATTGGTCAGAGCGGTTACCAGACCAGCTTCCGCGGCGCGCTTTCCAGAGAACTGCTGGCCCTCCATCGAGCTGTCCTCGACGAAAGAGCGAACAGACTTCACCGCTTCCTTGAAGTCGGCGTGGATGTCAGAGACTTCCTGCTGGAGCATCTTCCGCTGGCCTTCGTCGAGGGAAGTGCCGGGGATCCCAGCGCCCTTGTAAGCGCCGGACTTGATGACGTCCATCTTGACGCCTTCCATCTTGTAGGCCTCGGAGCAATCAGGGAAGGCGATGTAAACGCCGATAGATCCGACGGAGGACGAGGGAGTGGCGTAGAAGGCGGAAGCTTGGGAGCCGATCCAATAGGCCGCGGAACAGCACTCGTTCCCGGTGAACGAGATGACTTCCTTGGAGCAGTTCTTAATACGGTTCGCAAGCTCCGGGACGCCTACGGAAGTGCCGCCCGGGGAGTCGATGTCGAGGATGATGGTCTTGATCGACGGATCGCGCTCGCATTCTTCCAGCATTTCTTCGATGGAGTGAACGTCACAGCATCCGCACATAGACTCGAGTTCGGACAGGTTCTTGCCGATAACGCCCTTGACCGGGATGATAGCGAGGGGCGGAAACTTTTCGAGCGTCGGCTTCTCGCCGAAGATCGCGGTGAGCATCTCGCCCATCTCGGACATCTTGGCGTCCATGGGGATTTCCATGTCGCCGACGCGGGTGAGGTAGGCCTCGGCCTGTGCGGGCTGAATGAGAAGCGGGCGCTGGCCCTTGAAGTCCTTGGAGAGATTACGCATTGGGGTTGTTTTGAGAGTCGTCAGGGAAAGGGGTGAAGGTTTCTTCCGCCGGAGGCGTTTCGCCACCGAGGGTCTGGTCAATGTCGGCCGGATTGTTAGACGGCTGGTAGAGCATGGAAACCGGGATGCCGAATTCGGCGGCGGTGTCCTTGAGGAGCTTGGCGTCTGAAGCGCGCCGACGGATCTCCTCCTTGGGATCCATGCCCAGCTCTGCGAAGTGGTCGGACAGGGTCTTGAGTCCCATCGCGATGTCCTTCTGGTTCGCCGCGGACTCCCGGCCAGCGTCAACGGTGACGCGACGAGGCGTGACCCAATTGACCTTGTTCCACTCGTCGTTGGGGGGAAGATCTCCCCGGGCGATAGCGTTGCCGATGACGTAGCCCCAGACCGGGGTGAGGAAGCGCGTCATAAACATGTGCTGTCTTGCACCGAAATGGCGCTCCGCCTTGCTTACGACTAGGCGAATAGCGGCGCCACCGATGCCGTTGGGGTCGGCGGTAAACTGATACGGGAGGACTCCGGCGGTGGAGTCCTTCTGGAGATGCTCGATGAACCCGGTGAAGCTCGCGTTCGGTCGCTGGCTCTGGAAGCTCTCAAGCTTCTCGCCCGGGGCGAGGGAGAGGATCTTGCCACCGATGAAAGAGCCGACCTGTTCCGGGTTGTCGTAGACGCCGTTGGGGTAGTCCTGCGGACGCATACCGAAGGCCTCGAAGTCGGCAACCGTGCCGTCGAATTGAGGGTTTTCGCGAGTGATCGTGCGGGTGATGTCCCCGGCAGTCTTCACGGCGAGCTTCTCCATCGACAGGATCTCAAGAATGTCGATCAGGTTGTTGATGCTGTGTTGCATCGGGGAGTAAGCCCGCGCGCCCGAGACGTTCTCGGGGTGGTGAATATGGAGCATCGAGTTGGCCGGGATCAGGCGCGTCGTGCCGTCGCTACGGATGACATTGTATCCGATTACGGCTCCATACTTGTTGAACATGATACCGTCGAACATTCCTTCCGGCGCGCCCATAGCGGCGGCAGAAGTGCCGACCCGGTGAGACTCGACCAGCTGGATCTTGGCGACCCCGTCCGTGGAATATGTCTTCAGGACGAAGATCTCGCCGTCCACATCGACCTTCCGGCAGGAGATCTGCTGGCACTCCCAGAAGTTAAAGCGGCCCGTAATGTCGCATGGCTTGTTCGCCCAATCGTTAAAATAAGCTTCGGCCAAGTCGTTCCAAGTCTCATCCTTGCTTGCGGCCTGACCCCGGATCCCGTCGCCGATGGCGTAGGTCACATTGTCCGAGATCATCTGCCGGATGAGGCCGGAGTTGACCGCGAGCCAGCGCATCTTGCGCGTAAGCTCCTGACGGTCGAAAACCGTCATCACCTTCTTCTGGTCGGCAGGCCAAGGAGTATTTACCCATTGGCGCTTATTGGAATACTTCGCGCCTTCGAACTGGGAGAAGATCCCGGAACCACCGCCACCGAAACCGTCGGCGCGCGTCTTCAGACCCTTGCGCTTGGCGTAGGCCTTGACGTCCTTGATGGCTTTGGAGATCTGGTCTTTGGTCAGTTTCTTGGGCATAAAAGCAATTAGAGTCCGCGGAAGTTCCAGAGTCCGTTGTAAACCCGGACTCGGTCAATCGAACCGTACTGGGCAGGATCTTTGATCTGGAGAGCATAGCGACACTCAATCAGCGTGGTCTGGATGTCCATCGGGAACGCTTTGTTCACGGAAGTCCCGCTGTCGGTGTAACTCATCATGGTCTTTCCTTCAGTCAAAAGCGTGGCGGCTTTGTCCGCAATAGCCTCGATGCGAGCTTGCGAAAGAATAAGGAAGCACCCGGTTGCTTGAGCCATGACCCTACGCGGGAGTCAAATGAGAAGGCCTGTCCCTTGAACATGATAGTCAGAGGGGACAGGTGCCGCCTCTCAAACCCATGCCCGGGAAAGTGAGGTGCGAGGTAAGATTGGCCCGGGACGACCACCGTGTCAAGACTCTGGTTGAGGATCTCCCTCGGGCTTGGACTCGACCGCTTCCTCGGCGCGACCCGTCAGCCTCCAAGCCAAGGCCGGGAGAATACAGATGACCTCGCAATCCCAGAAGTGATTGTCCTTGGCGATCGGCTCCCAGAACGGCTTGCCGTTCGTGCCGATGGTTCGCTTCTCTGACTTCATCTGCTCCTTGTATTCGTCGGAGACGTCCTTGGGGATCATGTGCTTGCCTCGCTTGATAAGAGCCGCGAGGACATCCTTCAGTCGGAGGTTGGAGAAGTAGAACCGCTTGACCCTCTTGTTCCCCACCGCCTCGACGACCGGGGCGGAGTATGGGCGAAGCTCCGTCTTGAGTCCCGCCGGGGTCTTGACCCTCCACGCGAACTCGTTGCGCTGGTCACCGCGGGTGGCGACCCACCCGTTAGCGGCGCAAGCTTGGAGGACGTCGTCCGGCTGATAACCAGAGTCGATGAATACGTTTGCGGAGTGGACTTGGTATTTGGTGTGGATCTCCTTGACCTGACTCCACGCGAAGCAATAACCGCAATCGACCAGCCGGGATCTCCCGTCGCCAGACCATCCGCGGATGACCCAATAAAACCCTCGCTTCTGGACGTCTACGCCCATGAACCTCATACGGACGAAGTCCGGCTCTGTCCTTTGCTCCGGGGTGATCGCATGGAATACGGTAGGGCGACCCTTGACGAACCCTCCCTCATGCTCCCAATCGGCGCCCATCACGAAGTCTCCCGGCTTGGCCTCCGTCTTGATCTCGTCCGGCTGTTCCTCGAACTTTTCGGCCAGACGTTTCTGGATGAAGATCCTCAACGGCTCCTCGTCGCCGTACTCCTCGATAGACTCCTTGGCCTTGATCATCATCACCGCAAGCTCACCCCAGCTCATCGTCGCCATGCTATTCCAATGGAGTCCGACGTAGCTGGCGTTGCTGGACGGCTTCGTCGAGACGAACTTGCCCTTCGAGTTGGCCTCCTGCCGGGTTGCGTTGGTGTCCGGCAAGCGCGCCTTGCACGACACGCACTCGTAAGTGGTGTTCTGTGAAACCCGGATGAGATCCCACTCGTCATTGACCTTTGCGTCGTCCGGGAACTTGACCTGACTCCAAGTCCAAGGCTGTAAGTGTCCGCAGGAAGGGCAACACATATTCCAATCGCGCATGTCCGTGGACTCATGGAGCTGGTGAAACTCTTGACCGTCTACGCCTCCCTGCGACATGAAGATGCGCTTGCCCATCCAGCCGAACGCCGTCACGCGCGCGCTCGCTTCGGCCAAGTGTCCGGGAGGAGCCATCCAGCACTCATCCGCGATAACGTAACGGAGGGAGAGTCGCTGAAGGTTCGTCTCGTTGTGAATGCCTCGGCAGTAGATCGTCATCCGATCAAAGTCGGACGTCGTAGATCTCTCCATGTCGTCGTTCTTGAACTTGGCCTTGACGGGCGGACAGTTGTTCCAGACCGGGCGAAGGTAACGGATCGAGAAGTCCTTGGCCTCGGCATCGGTCGCCTGAAGGATCATGGTTGGCCCGGGCTGGTTCGCGATGACGTAGCAGGAGAACAAGCGCGCCAGCAATGACTTCCCGGATTGGATGCTTGCGAGGATCGTGAGCAAGCGCGTCTCGGGATCCGCGGCGATGCGTAGTGCCTCCGCGATCCAAGGCGTACGCTCGGAACGGAACGGGCCGGGCATAGGGGAGTCGGGGATAGCGGTCACATTGGCCTCCAGCCACTCCACAGGGTCGCCGCTGTAGGCAGGACGCAGGACACCTCTGCCGATCGTAAGCAGTTCAGCCTTATCCATCCTTGGAAAGATCCGCCCTCACGCGGAGTGACCACGCTTCCAGAACCTTCACGGCCTTTGCCGGGTTCTCCGGGTTGCAGGCCTCCGCGACATCCAGAGCCAGCTTGTCCAAACGGTTGACGAAGTCCCCGGCGAGCTTACGCATGGCCTCGGTTGCGTCGTTCGCCCGGATGTATTCACGGTTCATAAGCGCGAGACGATCCGCCTCGGCCTTGAGCTTGGTCAGAGTGTTGACCGTCTTGTCGTAGGAGGCGTAAAGCCGGGACTGTTGCGGAGAGCCGGACTTGACCGCCTTGATGTATTGGTTGCGGGAGATCTGAACGAGGATGCGCTGGCGCTCGATGATCGAGTCGAAGGTTTCGAGTACGGTCGTCGGTGTCTTCTCCTCCACTTCATCTACGGACTCCGCCGGAGCTTCGCCTTCCGTAGTCGGCGCCATCTTGTAGTCTGACGGCGGGATCCCGGTGGAAAGATGGCGCTGGGCGCGCCACTTCTCCGCGGACTCGATGCTGTCCAGAGGCATCCCTTCGGAGACGAGCTGGGAGATCCTTCCCGGTGAAAGCTCCCACCGCTCCGCCAATGTCTTCTGGCTGATCGCCATCAGCTACGCTTTTTGTATTCTTCCGAAATGATAGCCGGAACCGTATTCCTCCAAGAGACGCGATGATGGATCCGCTCGTAAGTAGAATTGAGAATACTGACCTTTACGGACGAAGGGTGATACATCACGGAGTAGAACGACTTGACGTAAGTCCCGAAGGCCTTGTAAATATCGGTTAGGCCGCCAGCATTTGATTGCGTCTGTCGTTGTTGCAAGGCGACGGTGGTCAACGTAAGGAACAAGTCGCCCCGGGATCCCAACGTGACGTATGCGTTGACGTCTTCGTTGGTACTACCGAAGAACTTGAACGGGCGATCGACAGAGCAGATGAAGCTATTCATGCACTTGCGCTTCGGCTTATGCCAAGAGTTTCCATCAGCTCCTCCAATAAAATCCCCTCCTTGTGCCATGGCGAGAGATACGGTTGGAGTTGAGGCGTAGTAATCAAGCATAGCGTCAAGAACCTTATCCATCTTCAGCATCTTCTTGTCGATGTATTCTCCGTGGCCGTCCCTCTTGTGCCTGAACTCCGTGTAGTCGTCATCTAGAACCAAGAAGTATCTGACTCCAAGATCCCTAGCAATGTCCCAGCAGATGTTGCGAGCGTAGACGACGGCACGTCGGTCATTGAAGTTGTCACCTTCGTCGGTCATCTCAATGGCCTTCTGCTTACTAAAGACGTACACCTGATCTCCGAACTCATCTTTGTAGTCGCCAAGTTGCTTGTCAAGGTCGTCTACGATCAGCACGATCCTTCCCGTGTAACCACACTTTCGGAGTGTCTTAACGGTGTCTACTCGCCCGGCACGTCCGTGCGTTAGAATAAAAGCCGCGAAGTCCTTATGCTTCATCATTGCTTTGGCCTCCTTCGTAGGACTCTGAATAGATGCCTTCGAGCTTCTTGGACAGCTGGACGTATCCCAACTCGATCGCCTTATTGAAGTCAATGATCACCAAGGCGGACTGTTCCATGAGATCTTGGAGAACCGGGTTTGCGTGGCTGTAGTATTCGGCGACCATGTGGTAGTCGAAAACGTTATGGCGATAGGCCGCGGAGATTAGGAACTGCTTTTCTTCCTCCGTAATGTCAGCGGCCCTGATCTTCGAGATAAGCTCTTGGGCCTTGCTCTGATCTACGAGAGTATGGATCTCTGGCTTGTCTCCCTTCGGAGTGTAGACGGGTGTGTCGATCTTCTTGGTGTATTCGGATCTCGACTGTTCGGTGTCGTCATCTACATCCACGCCGTCGATCATCGCCTTCATCTCGTCGTCGCTGAAACCGATGGCGTCCATGTCAATCTCCCCGGCCTCTTGGATTGCGAGCAGTTCCGCTTTCAGTATCTCGTCGTCCCACCCGGCATTAAGGGCGAGCTTGTTGTCCGCGAGGACGTAGGCCTTCACCTGTTCTTGCGTGAGGTGGCGAAGCTTGATCACCGGGACACTTTCCAGCCCGAGTTTCTTCGCCGCCATGAGTCTGCCGTGTCCGGCGACCACAGTTAAATCCTCTTGGACTAGAATGGGGTTGTTAAACCCAAACTGCTTGATGCTTTTCGTGAGCTGTTCGACTTGCTCCGGCGAATGAGTTCGGGCATTGTTTTCGTAGGGTTTGAGATCCCAAGTTGGGATCATGAGAACGGTGTGGTGGAGTGACATGACTGGTTTGGGTTTAGAGTTTGGTTTTTCCGCTAAAATGATGCATTTTTACCGAGGACGCGAGCAGACCTGCGAGGCAGGGGTAGGGGTGGAAGAGATTTCTTATGGGGGGTGCTTGGGGCGAACGAAAAAAACGGCGAGGCGTCAGGTTCGTAGGCCTCGAAGAATTGACGAGATCCGCATGTTATTCACCTCGTCCTCGGGTCGCATGAACCGGGAGGGTTCAAGGCCAAGGCGGAGCAGGAGCTTGCGACAGCGTAACGACACCGCCGCCCGGGAGAGCTTATGGCGCTTCGCAAGCACAGTCATCTTGGGTGGCTTCCCTTCCCCTACGACTATGCGGATGATGTCCGCGTGTAGGCGCATGGCCGGGTCTGTAGAGTGGTCGAGTCCTTCGAGGAGGAAGTGGAGCGTGGCGCGCAGACGGATGGAGGCGAGATCCAGCTCGGCGATCCGGGGATCTACAGGCGCGCTGGCATCCTCATTGGTTTCTACTTGGGAGACAGTAGGGTTGGCCTCATCCGCGGACATCGTGAATGACCCCTGCCTATGGCAAACCCGGTTGAAGGACTCCTGCTCGTTGCGCTGAAAGTCAAAGTGATTGCCGTTGAGCAGAGATCTGCTGTCGTTAGCTTCCCCGCAGGAAGGGTCGTCAGCCCGGAAAGCACCAGAGGCGATTAGGGCGCGCTTGTCCTGATCGGACAGCTTGCGCCACCATTTAGCATACTCGCTGGAAATTGGACGGGCCTTTGTCAAGCACCTCCATTTGGAGGCGGTGCTTTCGTTTGGCAATTTAAAAGTCGGGTGTTATTGACCCAGACTTTTAGATCCCGGTCGAAGGCGATTAGGCCTAGGCGCTTGAGCTTGATCTTGAGGGAACGGGGCTGGAAACCGAACTCTTCAGCCCGGACTAGGCAACGGGCTTTCAGTTCCGGGTTGGTCAGGATCTCCGGCCACTCTTGGACGTAGGCGGCGAGCTTGGTGTTCCGGGTTCGGTAGGTGTTCAAAGCGGCCTCGGTGGCCTTGAGCCGGGTTTCCTCCATCCCCTTTGGGTTCTCCCTCCATAGGCGCTTCCAGAGCTGTAACGCCCTGATGCGGCGGCTGGGTCGGTAGGCGGTCACGGGTTAGGGGTAGGGCTGGGGGGCGAGCGCGCACCTAGGGTGCAAGCGAATGCCCCTAATACTCTTTAGAGTATTACGGTGTGGCTCCCATCCTTTTAGCTCCCCATGTGCCGGGCGGCGGTGCGCTGAAGCTTGGCGTAGAAGGCGCGCTTGACGCCTACGACCTTGCCGGACTCGACGAGGATCTGCGACTTGGGGAGCCAGTTCTGGTGGTCTACGAGGACGGCCTTCTCGGTTTCCTTGGTGATCTCCCACGCGCAGACGAACGAGGAGAAGTAGGTGGGGAAGTATCCCGGATGGGCGGCGCTGAAGGCCTTTGAGTAATCGTCCGGGTGATTGAAGTCTCGGGGGTTCATTTGTGGTAGTGGTTGGTGGTGAGAGGATTAGATCTTTACGGAGGCTAGAACCGGGAGAGGGGACTTGCGGTTGGTGAGCGACTTGATGAACTTGGTGAGCTGTTTCTGGGACTTCTCGGCGTCCTTGTTAAGACGACCGCCTTTCCAGACTTGAGTCTCGATGAACATTTCTCCGTTAATGACGAGGATACGGTGGCAGGAATAGAATTCGCGCATCTTGATGGCGACGCCAGCGTTGTTGCGACCCCAAGCGTTAGATCCTCCCTGCGCGAAGTAGTCCTTGAAATTGCGGGGCTGATCGATGACGACGTATTCGGTGTCGCTGACTTGGACGATTTCGATCGGCTCGCGGCCTAGGTCGTAGGTGCGGGTGACCTCGATGCCGGAGATCCTGTCGCCCTTGTAGTCGTGGAGCTTCAGGTTGAACTCGAAGTGCGTTGCGTAGATAGCGGAAACGCGCTCGTAGATCTCGGTCGGGATGATTTTGTTGGCTTCGGTGGTGTTCATTTGTGGTTGGGTGTGAAGTCAATAGATAGTGACCCCGGGGTGCTGTAAAGCGTTTGTTTCAGTTTACAAACCGACCCGTTTTGAGGCCTTTTGTAAACCCGGGAGGGGTAGGCCTAGGGTTCACCACTCCCGTGGCTTCTGGGACGATTTTGGAGGGGTTTGAGAGGCCTCCCCGGGCTGACCCTCCCCGGGCATAGCGTACTCCCAGCGGATCTCCCCCTTGGCTCGGGCGTGACGGATGGAGATCTCCCCGGCGAAGTCCCCGGCGGAGTCCTTGAGTCCGGCGCGCCCACGACGCTTGGTAAGGCCGAACTTGAACACAGGTTCGTCTCCCTGCTGTCTGACGAGTACAGCGACCTCTCGGAAGTAGTTGACGAACTCGGAGCTTCCAGCCCCCGAATAGGCAAGGTCGGCGACGGTCTGACCCTCCTTGTCCTTTGCGGCGCGTGGCTTGGTGGTGTGGTGCATGGCAATCAGGACGGCTTGGGTTTCCACTAGCACCCGGTTGAGATCGTGACGGAGAAACTTGGAGGCGGCTTGCTGGTCGGCGATGTCGATCCCGGCGAAGGAAAGCAAAGGATCTACGAAGATGAGGTCGGCTCGGTGCTGGGTGATAAGCT